CTCAGTAGTATAAGTTACGATAGTTTTGGCAGTTTCTTCTATTTCAGCTAACAAGTTAGGCAACTCACTAGGCTCTACAACTCCATTAGTAACGTCATCAAGTAGTATACTCTTAGCTTGCTTCATTACTCTTTGTTGCTTTGACCAATGACTAACGCCTTGCTTGCACATTGTGTTAAGTCCATGAGCAGTGCTCGCTTTCTTGCCATAAGGCACTTCACTTACATCTTCCCATTCTTTATGGTAGTAACAAAATACATGAGTAACATTGCCATCATCGTCTTTCTTAAAAGTCTTAGCCATAACCTTAGCTATCATTAGTTCTTCTAACTTAGCTATAAGTGTAGGTGTCAACTTCTTACCCTCATTCTCTTTTATAAGATTATGCAAAGTAACAAAAGCAGTTTTAATAGTCATAATAGTTCTCTCTTTTAGTTGGTTGATTTCTAAATGCCTACTACATTAGTAAGTATTTAGAAACCAACCAAAACTATTGCGCGGAATTGCACCAGCGCTATCAGACTGTTAAAGAACTAGCATGAAGGGCTTCTTCATGAACTCATTGATTTAAGTGTCAATCAACTTGGGATTATTATCTCGCGTTTTGATTAGTTTGTAAACTCTTTTTATTAAATAAATGAATAAATATTTGATCTCCAACGAAGCTCGTCACTGAGTTATTTATTAAAGTAATATAAACATCAAGGCCTAGGCTTAAAACTTGATATGGAGTGATTTGAATGACCTCGAGTTGAATTTGATGTTGTCATATCATATAAATAGAATGCGTGCGCGCGATTATCATACTTTGAGACATAAGTAAAGCTATCAATTGTAACAAGATGCTACGAGAGTGCTTAACATGTTTGGAGTTGAAAGTACAATAACATTTAGTTATTAAAAAAGCTGTTTATATACCAGGATAAGGGGCTAGGAGGCTGCCTGGGCGGCTTTATTCTATAGGAGATCGGAGTTTAAAGAGGCTTGCTTAATACCTTATTAAATTTATTAAGAAAGCTTAGTAGTTTATTAAGTTTATTGGGTGAGTCGTTGTTTCAGCAAATAGCCTTCTAATGCCCATATCTTTTCTCTGGCATTCTTAAACGCTATCTTCTCGCCTATCTCAACATCGAAATTTTCAGGGCTTGCGCAGGCACTTTCACCGGTTACTGTGAACCCATTCTGCAGTGTCAAGCAGCACACTGTTAAACAAGAGTCACCAAATACATGAAACTGTCTCGACTTTATCGTATCATCTATCAGTCCTGGCGTCAAGCGCACCGCGTTTAACCCTTTAGCTTGTATTTCGTTCTCTATCTTTTGTTCATCCATCTCTCTTTCCTCGTTATAAGTCAAATCCGGAAGTTCGGTTTCGACGCTTAGTTTGCACTATCTCTAGCTTACTTCTATGTGAATTGTCACTTTCATTCGTGTTACTTGCGACTCCTCTCAGCGTATCCGCTCCATGCGACCACTCATCATGACGTGGTGTCTTCTTCCATACTTTCAAATTATCATCCCACTCCTTAGAGTACTTATGGAAACACTCCATCACGTACGTGCAGCGCACATCTATGAGCACCTTAGGTATCATCCTACGAACAGCTTCAATACCGTCAGCAATGGACGTCTTGGGCATCTTCGCCACTCCCCACAGCAACCGCTTGCCCTTCACTATCTCACGGGTCATCACTAGCCTATCTTTAGCTTTACCTCCGCCACCGGTCATGAGCTCTCTATTAGCTATATCGTGCGGCATTTTAAGGTCTCTGACGTTGTATTTACGACTAGCGATTTCGTCAATATAGTGTTCCATGCCATAACCGTCATTCCAGTACTCATCGATAATGCGATACTCTCCCCGCCACCACTGCGTGAAGATTAGCACCATATAGTCATCAACACCCAGATCGAAGAAGACATCGACAGGTATATTAGGGTCATACAGGTTCTGTCGTACTCTCCCTTTAGCTACAACATGCTCAGTGAACGCGAACGACCAGTAAGCACCGTTCTTAGAGGCACTGAAGGCTTCTTTAGGTGTTGCAGGGTACTCTTGGTATATGTCACCCTCGAGTTCTCGGCGTTGAGATATCCAGAAGTTGCACTGTCGCTTACTAAGCCTGTACCCAGTTTCTTTCTCTAGCTTAATAAAGTAGTTGCGCGCTTCTTCATCTACAGCTTGGTCTACAATTTCAACACAGTCTGGGTCTCTGAACCAGGGCAAGAAGACAGGTAAGAAATCTTTAGAGCTAAGAGTTCCACTGGACTGCGCTATTTCAGCTTTATCCCACATGTCTTTGAAGTCGTTGATGCCTTCAGCAGTAGACTCGATTACACCGGTATTACCTTTACCAAGCGCCTGGAGCGTACCAGTTTTCGTCTCTCGCGCTCGTTTAGGATACTGGTTAGCGATCTTACCGAACTCTGAGATGTGGAGTCTTTGGAGGGTGGCAGATCTGAAGGAGACTCTGATGAATATTTTGCTTTCATTGTTAAAACTAAACTCCTTGCTGTTATCTTTAGTTAGTGCTATACCTAGGAAGGATTTCACCTTAGGACTTAGCTTATCCCACAGGAACTTAGTTCTTTCTAGCAGCGTAGCAGCTTCATCAGCACCTTGAGCCATCAGACCTAAGTTTAGATGAGAGCAGAATACGGCGTCGTCAAAATAACTAACTAGCCACATAGTTGATATACCTTGTTGCCTAGACTTAAGTATGATGATACGAGAGTGGTCTCTGCTAGCAGCGTAGACTCTGTGCTGTGCGTAGTTCATACGGAACGTGACAGGGTTACCATCTTTATTAGTTATAGTGTACAAGTTATTAAGGCGCCATAACTTACTAGTCAGATACTTAGCTTCGAACTCTTTCTCGCTGCTGGTTACCGGAGGATTATTGAACCTAGAGTAGAACCCAGCTAAGTCAGGGTAGAGCTCATTGAACTGCGCTTCTGTTATCCGTAGGCGATTAGGCTGCTGGGGCATCTGTTAAGAACTCCTCATAGCCAGAACCAGCGTTATTCTGTATGTTTATTTGAGTAGAATTCGAGTTAAAGAACGCAGTTTGCAACTGACACAGCACCTCAGTGAGTAACTGCAGGTCTGACGCATGAGCAACGCTACCGACGTGTGATTTAACTTGTGCAGTAATGTGCAGAGCAGTCAATTGCAGCTCTTTGTTTAGTCTGTCTGTGTAGGAGATATCTTTAGTTAGCTTACCGGCAGCTTTAGTTAGATTAGGGTCTTTAGCTACTTCGTTAATCACCTCGCCTAGCACAACACGGTCCATGTCTAGCAGGTTATCCAGGTTACCATTAGCTAATTGGTCTTTTAGCTCTCTGTTCCAGCGTATAATAGTAGTTACTGGTACTTCTAACTTGGCTGCGACAGTTGAGAAGTTTGTACCTTGCTGCAGTAATGACAGTGCTTTGTACTTAGTTTCATCATCATACTTTGACATTGACTACTTCCTCCTCATACCGTTTTAGTAAGCGTATGACTACACCGCTGAAGTTTAGGTTACGTTGGTCGCAGTGAAGTCTCACAGCTTGCACTGTGGCTTCATCAGTAGGTCGTTTGGACTTGGTAGAGAACGAGTGAACAGGCATAAATAGGTTCCTTTTGGTAATCTTAATATTATACAATAAAAATGTTCCATTTGTAAATAAAATGTTATATAATATTCTAGAAACTTCATAAACTTAATAAGGAAGAACAAATGGGCACTCCAAATGATGACACATTTGCAGCCGAAGTAGACTCGGTTGTAGCACAATTAACTAAGAATGAGAAAGGTAAGCTCGTGTTACCTGAAGGTGTCGAGGCTTCTGAGCACGCTATGTACGCTGCTAAAATAGAGGTACGCCGTCGAGATACTTATTCTTCGTATAGCAAGATAAAGAATGAAAACGTTGCGCTGCAGTCTGAGAACACAGAAATGGCAAAACAATGGGAAGAAGACGCGTTAGCCAACCTCTCTGGTGAAGACCGCGCTGAATTAGCTGAGTTAAAAGGCAGCGACGTAGACGCTTATATAGCTAAGAAAGAAGAGCATATTCAAGTCACCAAAGAGAAGTTTGGTGAGCGTAGAGCTAAGGTAAAAGAAGTAGCTAAGAATGAGACTGAAGTAGAACGTCGTACTCGTGTTGTAGCAGAGTATAACGAAGCACATCCTACTGCCCAGCTAACTCAAGAAGTTATCGATAACGACATCCCACCACGTATGCTCAAAGATGTTGAGACAGGTAAGACTACTTTTGATGAGTTTGTTGTTAAAGCGTCCGCGTACTTGACAGCTAATAAGGTTATTGGTATGGGCGAGACTAAGGAAGAAGAACCTAATCTCAGTAACGCAGGTGGCTCGCATGTACCAGATGCGTCAGCTGTCGAGAAAGACATGCAAAATTCTTACAAAAAGGAGATATTTTAGTATACTTATTATACGTATTTTGATATAATTAATTAAATTTGAACTTTACTCCGTTTCGACGCATAATTTCTCAGATTTGCCTACCGCAGTCACCTTAATCGGATTCGCTGCACTCAAGAATAACGGGTGCAACGAGCACTCCCTTTCAATCTACTTATAGGTGATAATTATGGCTACTGGCGTAGTATCGTTAACTTCTGACTTAAAGCGCAAGAAATGGATGCGCGAAGGTCTAATTCAAGCAGCATCCCACTCATTTTGGACTCCATTTACTGGCAACACTAAAGATGCCATTATTTACCAAGAGAATAATGAAAACTCTGGTTCTGGCCACACTGTTGTATTTGATTACGATGGCAACTTATCAGGCAAAGGTATCAAAGGTAAAGATACTGCGTATGGTAAAGGTGAACAGAAGAAGAAATTCTCTGACAAGATCACAGTTGAGCGTTACCGTCTCGTTGCAGACAATGGTGACAGTTTCGATGGTGTTGATATCGGCGATTTAAAAATCAATGAGCACTCAGACTCTCGTAACAAACTAGGTGACTTGTTTGTACGTTTTAAAGATCAAGCAATCTTTGATGCTGCACAGGGTAACTATGTAACTCAAAATGGTGGTGCACAAGCTCCTTCTCATATTATTGACTTAGGAACAACTTTCACTTTTGACCAACTGGTTGACATTGAAAAAGCTATCCGTACTTCTAACGGCTTCAGTACTGGTGCTGTTCGTCGTCCATTAGACCCTTACAACATGAAACGTGGTGATGGTGGCCAATATGGCATGCTTAACAAGTGGGTATTCGTAATTGACGCGGCTATGGCTGCTATGTTGCGTAAAGACACTTCAGGTTATCAGACTATCATGAAAGACGCTGACATTCGTGGTCAGAACAACCGTAACATCTCTGGTGTATTCGGTACCATCGGTAGTTTAGTGATTGTTGAAGCTCCTCACTTCTTTGGTGAGACAGCTGGTACAGCAACAGGTTGGGGTCTTGAAGACTCTGAAGTTGAAATCTGCGGCTTACGCCAGTATTCAGGTACTGATCCTACTTCTGATCCTTGGACTGGCCAAACTGGTTTTGACTATGCAGATGTTAATCTTCACTCTCGTGGTCTAATCCTTGGTAAAGGTGCATTGCAGCTTGCCTTTGGTAAGCAACCTGATTACAAATTCCAAGAGTCACAAGATTTTGGAATTAAGTCTGAGTCTGCCGTTGAATTCTGGATGGAAACTCGTAAAACAAACATGACAGCAGAAAATGATAAGTATAAGCAGGCTAAAGTAGCTGACTTAGACTATGGCGTTATCGCTGTTGACGTAGAGGTACAATAATCATGACTGATATGAGACGTGAAAATAACGCCTTTCAGAAGAAGTGTGAAAGCCGATTTGCTATCCGCATCGATGAAGGCACCGACGACAATGACCTAGCCTTAGGCACTGGTAATCATCAGGTTTGTAACTTACCGCCTGACTGTATTATCACTGATGCTTATGTGCATGTTATTACAGTATCTGATGCAGCTACTTCTAGCATCGCTAAGCTCGGCACAGCTTCTGCAGGAAGTGAAGTAATGTCGGCCGCAGCACTGCATACGGCTACAGGTGAAACAGGTACATTCACTGGTCAATCTTTGACTGGTACAGGTGTTACGTTATGGCTCGGTGTTGTAGTTACAGGTGCTCAAACAGCTGTAGGTGAATACTATGTCGTAGTGGAATATTTGGAACCACTGAAGAAGACTGGCGAATATACTCAAATCGCTACTATCTAGTAAGCTAGTAATAACCATCCTTAGGGGTGGTTATTGCTATTATTACTGAGGTTACTACATGCCTACTCGTATTGAAAATATCTTATCACGTGCACGTGACACATTAGCCGATCCAGATAAAGAACGCTGGACAGACGCTAGGTTGTTACGTTTACTTAGTGAAGCTCAAGAAGACCTTGTCATACATACAGAGCTGTTTAAAGCTACTGTAGACATACCCCTGGTAATCGGTCAAGCTGAGTACGACCTCCCTGCTGATTGTTACCGTATCCTTCGTGCGTCCTCAGAATCGTACGAGATACCTCTAGAATCGTACACAACGATGGATGAGAATGCTAGACGCCAGATATACGCAGATACAACTTCCGGCACCTGGGAGCGCAACAGAGGCTCCATTATTAATTCAGATTTTAATAGTCGGCAGATAACTTGGGAAGACACAACAGGGAGTGAGATAGAAGCAGTTATCTACGACAATAGAGACCCTTCTAAGATTCGTTTCTACCCTATACCTAATGACTCTGTAGCAGCTGCTGAGTACACCTTTGAGAACTCTGGACCTGTTGTGTTTGTTGGTGACGAGCTGTATGGTGTAGTTGTTGACATAGAGACACCTGATTTACCTAACTACACTTTCGATAGCGTCTATGGTGCAGCTACAAGCTTCTTCGACCCTGCTGTCGACACCGAAGTTATAGACAGTCCTTATGGTGTTGTTACCTCGGTAAATGAGACCATAGGATTCGTGAAGATCTGGTATACTCAAGCTCCAGCTGAAGTAACAAACGCAGCGACAGATACATTGTCAATACCTACGATATACGACAAGGCTATGAAGTACTATGTTATAGCTAATGCTTATGATGACGACCATGACACTGCAAATCAACAAAAGAGTGCTAAAGCGTTAGTGCAATACGACAGAGAGCTAGAATTAGCTAGGCAACATAGTCGTACTGATGGTATCAAAGGTCCTCATCATAGAACTCAATATAGGAATGCATTTGAATGACAGCTCAACGAACAGTTAAAAAGAGTCTTATTGGCCAGGAAGACATTCTTTATGGCGAAAGCTCAGTTACGCAGTCTCGTGCAGGCAACAACTATACTATTAACGAGGTACGCAACATATACCCTGTTAATAGTCTAGCTGAACGTGACGCGTTAGACACTGCTAAGTTTACTAAGTGCACTCACTACAAGGCTGATGGTACTCAACCTATTGACTACGAGTATATTGGCGGTGTTTGGACTCAGTTAACTATTGAAGTAGACGTACAACCTGCTACTATTATAGAGATGACAAGTAACACAGGCTACACTGCCGGTCTTAACGGGCTTAACCTGAAAGAACGTACTACAGGAAGTGGTGGCGGTGGCATATATGACGTAGTCTTAGCTTCTAGTGTGACTCCGAATACTTATAATATCATTGCAGGTGTTGTAGATACATCGCTTGCATTCGTGCTAAGAAAGAACACAGATGGGCCTTGGACCTCAGACCAGTTTGGAGTATCTAAGGTAGCTACTGATGTGCCAGGCTTCCAGGCGCTTATAGACCAGACTTCAGCAGCTGGAATGTCGGAATGTGTTATATCAAACGGTGACTACTCAACAACTACAGGCGCTATAGACAATGATACAACAGAAACTAATGTCATACTAGAAAGAGGCGCTGAGATTAAGACTAGCCAGTTCAACTGGAGAGTGTCAAGAAGAACAACTGAGTTAGCTAAGCAAGGCAGTTTAAAGCCTGTGTTAGACTCATTGTTAGCTACTACAAAACAACGAGTTACTTTAGTAGAAGATTCAGCCACTAGATTTGAAGTAATCGCACCTTTGAACGATGAAGGTGCAAATGGTGTATGGCGCTTTGATAACGCTGAAGGTAACTTTGACGGCTCTAGCGGCTTTACACGACCTTACATTATAACATCGATTGCCAGGTCTTTAGCAGAGACATATGACAATGTTGGTGTTGCTGCGATGACCTTGGTAGGTACCTGGGTAGTGTCTGCACCATATCAATATTCTCTCACTGCTACTGATACAGCTACTTATGTGTTTACTGGTACAAGACTTAGATTAGACTACTTAGAAGCTACTAATGCAGGTATAGCTACTATCACCATAGATGGTGCACCGGCAAACTTGGTGCCTACGTTAGATTGTTATGGTGTAAGCGGGAGCACAATCAGCGTTGACGTAGCAGACGAACTAACAGATGCTACACATACTGTCGTAGTTACCGTCACAGGTACTAAGCACGCGTCTTCTTCAGACTTTAGAATCTACATACACGATGTACAAGGTTTAAGGGTGTACACACCACTAACGGATGCTGCAGGTAGCACTGTAAAAACTGCCTTTGATGGTTTTTCTAATGTAGCAAGTACTTACTATAAGCTAACAAATTCAGCTATGGATTACGCTATAGCCTTTAGGCTGAACAGTAGTGGCGCAGCTTCAACACCGTTCATAGGCTCTGTCCATGGCTATGAAGAAAGACAAACTATTATAGCTTATGTAGATGGTAAAGATATCAGCTTACTAGACATAGCACCTTATGATGGCATGTTCACAGGTTCTACTATCCAGATAGTACAGACTACTAAGATTAGGCACCCAGACGAC